GTTGCCTGAAGAAGTTACCGATCCTATGGCTATCATCACTTGGATGGCAGACCACATGAAACCGGCTGTCGTCGAAGTCGAAAGCATGGAAGACGAAAAGAAAGTCGAGAACATGCAAAACGAAGAAATGCCGAAAGTCGAAAACATGGAAGAGAAGGTTGCCGAAGAAGTCGCACGGCAACTGAAAGCCGAGAAGGTTCGGCGAGAAACAATCTACAACAACGTCAAGCTTGCAAGGCTTGAAAGATCCTTTGCCGATCAGTTGATCGACGAGGGAGTTTCCGTAGCGGTTGCAAACGAAAGGATCATTCGCAAGATGGCAACTCAACCCCTCGGTCAGTCGAACGAATCGTCGGCACACATCGCCGTCACCGAAAGCAGCGATGAAAAGTTGGCAGCAGCAATGTCTGCCGGACTTATCAAGCGCGCATTCAAGAACGCAAAGATCAAGGCTAAGGCAGAAGACGCTCCTGGTTCGAACGACTTCGCAAACTTGAATCTTCGCCGATTGGCTTCCTACTGCGTGCAGCGCATGGGCATCAAGACCGATCGAATGACGGATGCCGAGATCGCACGATTGGCGATGGGTTCTCCCGGTGCGGCGAGTCGCTATCGAGTTCAGCGTGATGCTTATCACACGACCGGATCGTTCCCGAACTTGTTGCTTGATGCTGCAAACAAGACTTTGCGTCAAGCTTATGAAGAAGCTCCTTACACTTGGAGTCTTTGGGCACGGCAAGCAGCAAGCGTTGACGACTTCAAAAACATCAACCGCATTAGCTTCGGCGAGTCGCCTAACCTGGAAATGGTTCCAGAGGCTCAGGAATACAAAGAGAAGTCGATCAGCGACTCCAAGGTGTCGTACAAGGTTGAGAAGTACGGTGCGATCTTTACGATCAGTTGGGAAACGGTTATCAACGACGACCTTGACGCGATCAGTCGAGTTCCTGCGATGCATGGCAACGCAGCAAGAAGGGTGCAGAACAAAGCGGTCTATGACATCCTATTTAGCAATCCGACGATGACTGACGGGCAAGCGTTGTTCAGTGCTTCTCACGCTAGCGGTCGAAATACGAACAACACAACGGCGGCGCTGAACGTAACGCTGCTGAACGAAATGTTCGCGTTTATGATGTTGCAAAAGGGTCAGTCTTCGGATGCGATCCTCAACATCACTCCTCGTTACTTGATCGTCCCGGCTGCATTGTCTGCTACTGCGCTTGAGCTGGTAAATAGCCAGTCTTACGCACAGACCGGCGGCAACGAAGGAGTCATCAACATCTACGGTGTGAATGGTCAGCGACCTCTAACCGTGGTTGTCGAACCCCTCATCGACGGTCACGATAACGGTGCTTACTACCTTGCTGCTGATACGTCGCAGATCGACACTGTCGAACTGAGTTTCCTTAACGGAGAAGAAGCTCCAGTTCTCGAAAGCGATCTGCACTTCGAAACTGATACCTATCGCTATAAGGTTCGCCAGACGTTTGGTGCAGCCGCGATCGATTGGCGTGGTCTGAGTCGTTGCACTTGATCCGTCTAACTAACCTCAACAGAACAACCCTAATTGGAGACTGAACAAGATGGCCGGTATGCAAGATTTCGAAACATTTTACGACGACTTCAACGGAGCAGTTGCTACGTTTCCCACCTCGGCGGACCCAGCTACCGCATGGCTCGTCGATGACGTATCTGTGACTGGAACTCCGGTTTATACCAAGGGAACCAGTGAGGCGACGTTGACGCTGAACAATGACAGCGCAGAAGTGATTGTTGCGTTGCACTTTAATGACTCGCTCGATTTCGACATCGACGACATTCAGCGCGTCACGATGCGAGTCAAGATTGGTGCAACGACATTTACTTCTGGCTCAATCCTTTGCTTCGGTGTTGGGTCGGCACGAAACGACACCGCGAATAGTGTTGCGGCAAACGCTTGGTTCCGCATGGAAGGTGCGAACAGCACCACTCTCGTCTACGCAGAGACCGACGACGGAACCAGAGATGTTGACGATGTCTCCACTGGAGTTGCTCTTGGCACTACCTACAAGAACTTCGTGATTGACTTCACGGGCGGCAAGTCGAACGTCAAGTTCTACATTGACGGTCAGCGAGTTTGCTCGACTCAAACCTTCGACATGTCGGCTTATACTGCTGGACTGCAACCGATTATTCAGTTGCAAAAGGGAGTAAACAGCAACGTCGATTCTGTTGTAATTGACTTTATCGAAGTGGTTTGCAAGCGGTAAGACCATGACACTCAAGGACACCATGCAAGCTGATGCTGTTGCGGTGTTTTGCAATCCTGATGATTTTGCGGAGTCCGTTGTGTACTACAAACGCAACGGACTTTCGCGAACCATCAATGCCGTGGTTGTTCGCGAAGCGTTCGCCATCAACCCAGAAGACGGTGACACAATCACGCCGGTCTTTGAGGTCCACGTCGCCAACGACTCCACCAAAGGAATCGCTAGCGACGAGATCAATATCGGTGGCGACATGCTCGCCTTTGCTGTTCGCGTTGGTAAAGCAGTTGAGCGGCGCAGTATCGTTCGGCTCATGTCGCATGACGAAGGGATGCTGGTACTCGAATGCCGTTAGCGATTGTCGATCAAATCAACGACGCAATCGTCGCTCGCTTAGAAGCGATGGTCGATAACGATGCTTACGAGATCGGCATCCTCGAGGTCGTTGTTCCGACTCGTATCGGCGAGTTCACTCCTCGGGATCGGCAGATCGTTATCGTTCAAGGCGACGACGAACGAGTGATGGATATGGACATACCAGGCAACCCTCCAGGTATTGCACGGAGGCAGACCTGGAATATTCGTTGCCATCTAATGCCGGACGAGAACAGCGGCGAGGATGCGGTAAATCAGGCAGCGGCAGACATCCTAAAAGCGATTACAACGCCGAATAGCACTTGGCACAACTGGGGAGGATTGGCGATTAACACGGAGCTGGGGCGAATCGAATACGTCTCTTTCGACGGTGGGCCGGATGGCGTCAACGTGCCGATCCAGGTGCTGTACCGTGTTTCGGAATACTCGCCATTTGTGTCGAGGATCTGAGATGTTTGAGGTCAAGATCAATCCAAAGCAATTGCGAGATCTGAGAAAGGTCTCCGACGATGTCAGAAGAAAGGCTCCACGGCATCTTAGGGCGGCTATCAACAAAGTCGCAGCAACCGTTCGCACTGAGGTCGCACAGCGACTCGGCAAGGTAATGAATATCAAAAACAATTACCCGCCAAAAAAGATCGCCAAAACGAAGACGCTTAAAAAGGCGATCAAGATGAAGTCGAAAGCGAGCAACAGCAATCTGGTTGCTCGTCTTGGTTTTCATGGAGGATACAACTTTCCTCTCAAGTACTTTGACGCCAAGCCCTACAAAAGAAAGAAAGCAACTGGAGTCCAGGTCACATACAGCAAGCCTAGAGGTTCAAAAAGACACACCCAGTTTCTGCAAGCATCCGACAAGCCAGACGTGCTTACCTATTTTATGCTTCCGTCGAGAAGCCACCACGTCTACTCCCGAGTAGGAAACGAAGCCAGGCCGATTAGAAGATTGTACGGACCTAAGCCAGGCGACTACTTCGCAGAGATAAACGCCGTGCAGGTTGGCAAAAGAGTTGCTGAAGAGCGGTTGCCGATTGAGATCGAACGCAGGATACGAGCGCTCATGCTGGAAAGCCAAGGGATCATCAAACTTAAAGCCTCAAGGGGAACGTAAATGACACTACTAAAACGCAAGCGAATCCTAGCAGCAAAGATCGAAGCGACACCAGGAACAGCCGAGTCACTGACGGCTTCCGATGCAGCATTCAATTGCTACGAGGTGACGGTTCAGCATGAGATCGAAAAGACCGCTCGCGAGGGTCAGGGTTCGTTCGGTCATTTGCCATCGGCGACTGCTGGTCACAAGGGTCGGATTACATTCAAGACGGATCTTATCTGGGACGGATCGGCAACCGAGCCGGCTTGGGCAGACACGTTCTTCCCTGCTTGCGGA